CGGAACAACAAACACTACCACAAGTGTAGCAAATGATAATTATGTCGCAGAACCCGTCGGGGGGGGTATAGCCGTGAAAACTGCTAACAAGAAGGGATACGATATGGCAAAAGACGGAGATAGAATTGACTTAGCTTATCCAAACTCGACTACTCGCAGAGGTAGAGTCGGACACGAAGTATCGAAGACTCTTGCTTGCTCTGACACTATGGGAACTATTCAAAACTATCGTATCAGAAAACTTACTCCGAAGGAATGCTGGCGACTTATGGGATTTGACGATGAAGACGTCGAAAAGGCAGAGAAAGTGAACTCAAATAGCCAACTCTACAAGCAGGCTGGGAATAGTATTGTAGTGAACGTTCTTGAAGGAATACTAAGGAACTTATTATGCAAGACGACGAAATAAAGATATTTACCCACGAAGACCTTTTTGGTGTCGATAGAGTTGAATTTGTTACGCAAGATAGGTATATCGAGGAAGAATATGAAAAAATAACACCAGCAGAGCTTGCAATACTCGTCCAGAATCTAAAGGAAGAAGGACATAAAGTCGGCGTGCAAACAAGCTGGTTCGGAGATGATGATTTTGAACCATATGGCCCAGATATAGAAATTATAGAAATTAAGAAAGGTGGAAAGAATGGGAAACGTAAATAATCTGACACCATTTACAAGCGACCAAAGCCGTGAGAAAGCCGTTGAAAATGGCAGAAAAGGTGGTATAGCTAGTGGAGTGGCAAAAAGAGCAAAAAAGACCTTCCGTGAGCTTATGGAAGAATATGGTGGAATGCCGGACGAGAACGATCCAAGACTCACAAACGACCAAGCGGTTATGATTAACCAGTACAAGCTAGCAAAGAGTGATAAGCCTGGTAGTACAAAGGCCGCAGAGTTTGTACGAGATACAAAAGGCGAGGCTCCAGCAAAGAACGAATTGACCTTAAATGCAAATATCGAGAGTATAACTATTAACTTTGGGAAGGCAAAAAATGAGAGTAAGTAACCTATCAGATATAGATATGTCAGACGAGCAAGTTAAGGCTCTTATCGAAGCTAAAAAACACGGAGATAGAATCAGGGAGTTTATCCAAGCAGAAGTCAAGCGACAAATTACCGAGCGGGTGTTTGACACTCTGAAAGACCAAATAGACCGGGACATTCGTATATTTCATCTTATGAGCCAAGTAGATTCTATGGAGAAGTCCATCAAAGACACAAATAAGAAAATCACTATGATTCGCAACCAGATTAGGAAAGAGAAAGGTAGAAAACCACTATGACCTGTATCTCTGGCAAGAAGGAATACCCTACCTTCTGGGCGGCGAACAGAGAGAATCAGAAGAAGGTGCGAGAACATTGTGTAGAAATGGACGTGTATAAGTGCAAGTTTTGCAACCAATGGCACTTAACAGGCCATAACCGCACAAGAGAGAAACAATTAAGGAGGTTAAATAAATGGAAGTAAAAGCACTAATGGACTTCCTAGACATAAAAACAGGCACTATGCGAAAGTATGGCGAGAAATTCGAGTGTACTTTTGATAGATATAACGAAATGTTATGCAACGGTATCAAGGTTGAACCAACCCGCATAGACTACCGGGGCAAGAAGAAAAAGACTGGGCCAAAGGTTATTATTTACCAGAAACTTCTGTATGTTATCGGTGGAATAGAAACTTGGGACAATAACCTCGCTAGATCGTTTGAAGATAGGAACATAGTGTTCGTATTCTCTCAAGCAGACAAGACACAGATGGTGGAGTTGAGCCGATATGCTACCGTTATACTAGACGACTCGAACCGACAATACGAATGTGACGTACTTATTAACGCTAACTATGATGGTAGCGATATTTTACTTCCAAGAGTTAAAGCCAAGAAGGTATATCAGGCGATTCATAGCGACTTCAACGCTCTTAAAAAGGTCAACGGCTGGACTAACTTTAGACTAGACATAAACCCTCACACAGACGCTATCTTCTCGGCCTCTGAAACAGCACAGAAGGGCTTGAAAGAGGGTTTCGGCTACGATTCAGTAGTTGTACCAAATATCCTAGCAAAAGCTGACACAGAGCGCCCTATGGTCTTTATTTCCCTTACCCGAGCCAGCGAAGAAAAAGGTATCGGTCGTGTTATCCAGATGGCACGAGAGTTCAAGCGAAAAGGCTACAAGTTCATCTGGCTGTTATGTTCTACTCTGAACGCTGGCGATAGTGAAGCCAACAAAAGATATGTAGAGGCTATCCGTGGTATTCCCGAGTTTATTATCGTTCAACCACAGCTCTACACTAGGGAGCTTCTGAAGTTCTCTGATTATCTAGTCCAGTGTAGCGACACAGAGGCATACTGCTACTCTATTCGTGAAGCTTTACAACAAAGAGTTCCGGTTATCGCTACCAAGTTCACGGAAGCTACAAAGATTATCAAGGACGGCGAGAACGGTTATCTTCTCGACTTTGACCTATCTAACCTAAATGTAGACAAGATATTCAAGCAAGTTCCAAAGGTCGCAGGCTACGAAGAAAAAGTAAACCCTATATGGGAGAAGGTACTAAATGGAAAACTATAGAGTTTCTATCGTTATCACACTATACAACCGCTTAGAAATGTGTACGCGGCTATTGTTTAAGCTCGAGGAACAAATCGAGAAGAAGAAGGCTAAAGATATAGTCCAAGTTATCGTAGTGAACGACGGATCAACCGAAGAACAAGAGTGGCTTAAACCTGTGGAAAGCTTATGCGCCGAGTTCGGCTTTGATTACCACTACCAAGAGAACGCTGGTGAAGCTGCTGCTCGAAATGCTGGCAAAAACCTCTCAAAAGGGCTTTATTTTACCTATGTTGACTGCGATGACGATATTACTCCAGAATACTTAGCAAATGTGCTAGAAGGCACTAATTACGACTGGGATGCTGTCGCTTATAAATGGATTTACAAAGATACTGGTGTTGAGTGCGACTGGCACGATAAACCACTCGTAAACTGGAATGTTTGGTCTTGGATCTATAAGACGTCAGAGTTCCAACGCTACGAATTCGATATTAAGCGCATTATCGCTTCAGACTACTTCTGGCTTGAGGACGCGTTCAAGAATAGACCAAATCTCAAGTTGTGCTACGCAGACGATAAGAGAACGATTATCTACAACTCTAATAACCCAAACAACTTAACAAATAGGTTTAGCCGAGGCGAGGTTCAGGCTAACAGAGAGGAGAAATAATGGAAGTAGAAGTCAACTTCCCTGAGGCTTATGAGGAAGCGGTAAAACATATCATCGCTAGGGATAGGCGCTATATTGTCGAGGAGTCAGGTCGTGCAGGTGGTAAGACTAAGAATATCGCACAGGCGCTTATTTTGGTGGCTATGCAAGACAGACTTCGTATCTGCCCTGCTCGTGAGTATGAGAATACTACGACCGAATCAGTTAAACAGGCGCTAGTGTCTGTTATCCAAGAAAAAGAGTTGCCGGGCTGGACTATCCAAGATAAGAAGCTCAAGTTCGCTAATGGCTCGGAGATATTCTTCAAAGGCTTAAGAACTAGCGAGAATAAAGGTGCTATCGACGCACAAAGAATCAAGGGTTTGGAAGATGTCGATATTGTATGGATAGAAGAAGCACAGACCGTATCTGCTGAGATGTTAGACGTTCTTATCCCTACCATTCGTAAAGAAAAGTCTATGATTATCTTCTCGGCTAACCGTTTGTCTATACACGATCCATACAGAAAAAGAATCGTAGAACCTCTTATCGGCGAGAATAACCTACCAGATGCAAAACCGTTTGACGATGGTCGTACTTTTATTCAGCATATTAACTCTACGGATATTGAAGACTACCTGCCAAAAGAGGTTATAGAAGAACGCGAGGCGTATAGAGTCTTAAACCCTGATATGTACCGCCACGTTTGGGAAGGCGAGCCACTATCCGAACAAACAGGTGGTATCTTCTCTAGCCAACTATCCGAAGCAAGGTTGCAGAGCAGAATCGGCGACTATCCATACCGCTCAGACAAGGTTGTCTATGCAGCATTCGACTTAGGCGTGTCAGATTCAACCGCTATCTGGCTCTATCAGGTTATCGAAGGTTCGGTACACTTTATCAAGTATATTGAGGACTTCGGACGCACTATATCGAGCTATTTTATGGACTTAAAAGACCTCAACTACCGTTATGGCGAAATCTACCTACCACACGATGCAGAAGCTCGCTCGAACCGTGCTACAAGCCCAGACCAAATCGAAGCTACTACACTTCGTGAAGACCTAGAGAAAATGTATCCAGAGTTTAGATTCAAGGTATTACCACCAAACAGAGGCTATAAAGCGATTGATATGGCTCGTGGTAACTTCTCGACCTACTACTTCGACCAGAAGGGTTGTGAACTCGGTCTTCAGAGGCTTAGTGGTTATCACTACGAATACTCAGTAAAGAATAAAATCTGGAGTCAGACTCCAAAGCACGACGAAAACTCACACGGTGCTGATGCGTTCCAGTATGCAGTTATGAGTATCGAAGATATACGCGGCCAAACTAACACATTTGAAGCTGGCTTTAAGTTCAAAACTTTTGTACCAAAAGAGTTTAGTAATTATCAAAATTAAGGAAATATGTTATAATGGTGGTAATTGGCGATGCGTTTGGCAAAACATTGGCAGACGCAAATTATACAACTAAAAAATCGCAATCTGGAAAACTCCAGAAATACTTGAAATGGTTCAACAATTCTTGGGACTACGCTAAAGAAAACTACCACCAAAGGTGGGAACGCAACTGGAAACTCTATAACAACCGCAGAACAAAGGTAACTCATCCGGGCAAGGTCGAGGCTTTTGTGCCTATGACTAATTCGATGGTTAATACGAAGGTAGCGGCCTTATTTAACCGCCCACCTGAAGTCAACTATATTCCGAACAATCACGACCAAGACGCAGACACTAAGATTCTCAACGAGGTTTATCAAGACTTCGCTCGTAAAGACAACTGGACTGGCAAAAATAAGGATATGGGTCGTCAAGGTCTTATCACAGGCAACTTCTGTGCTTACTACACTTGGATACAAGACAAGAACGGCGGATACGTCCACAAAGAGATTGTGCCTATCCGTGATATGATTATCGACCCTAATGCACGCGATCCAGAGAGCTGGCACTATGTTGGTCGTAGATTCTTTACTAAGTTAGGCGACCTCAAGGCAGAAAAGACTTACAACTTCGAGAAAGGTGCATATGTGCCACGTTATAAGAACCTCGACAAGATTGGTACTCTTAACGACGATAACGAAACAGACAAGGCAAAGAAAGAAGAAGTTATCGGCTCTATCGCTCCAAAGGATAAAGATTCAGTAGAGATTATCGAAATCTGGACACGCAAAGAAGTCGTAGTTATCGCTAACCGTACAGCTATTATCGAAGAAAAAGAGAACCCACACTATGCGATGGAGAAGTCAAAGTTCGAGATTCGCAAGAAAGAGTGGGAGCTTAATCGTATCAACACTTATGAGCTTGAGGGTATAGACATTGGCGAATTCCCTGAGGAGTTCGATCCATTAAACGCTGGCTTACTACCATTCGCTCACGACTGCGAATACAAAGACATTTCACTCCCTTATGGTACAGGCGACGTTGACATTATTGCAGACCAACAAGAGCTTCTCAATACCATTACAGAAATCTATATGGAAGCTCAACTTATTGCTGTATATCCAGAGAAAACTGTTGATCCTAAGTACGCAACCTATATCGACCAACTCGGACAAGCTCCGGGCAAGGTTTATCCACTCCCTGCTGGTGCTATGACTTGGAATAACCCTCCAGCAATTCCAACGGCACTCTTTAGCGAGAGAATGAATATCAAGGACGAAATCAGAGAGGCTTCATCTACATCTCAAATCTCGAAGGGCGTTACCGCAACAGATAACACTACTGCTACCGAGATTAAAGCTATGCTCGGGCAGAGCGACCTTCGTATTGAAGATATTGCACAAAACCTCGCAAACGGCTTCTTCTTCCAAGAGGCAAATATCGTATTCAAACTCTTACAGCTCTACGGTGGCAAAGACCTTTATGTTCGCAACATTACAGACGCTGGCGTACAGTTCGAGCAAGTAGATATGGAGAGATTCCTTGGCGAATATACTCCTATGGTAACCCTCGACGTTATGAAGAAACTCGAGGACGCAGAAAAGCGTGAGGCTTATTTGAACGCATACCAAATGCTTATCGCAGACTCTACAAACAACCTTCAGAAGATTAAAGAGTATATCTTACCTAAGGCACTCCCTGACATTAACCACGAAGAATTACAAGAGATTATCGCTCCAGAGCAACCTATGGCAGAGCAACCTATTGAAGAAGAAGTTAAGACTGATATTACTATTCCAGAAGAAATCGCACCAGAAGAACAACCGAGCTTAGAGGAGGCTTATGGAGCTTAACGAACCTTTGACATACGAAGATAAGAAAAGAATGTATAGTTTCTTTTTCGAGTCTGAGGAAGGCGAGTTATTTATTAAGTCAGTTAAAGATATGCACTCGTCAGAGCTAAATACAGCTCAGAGTGCGTATCTTAAGCTCCAATGCCCTAACGAACAGATTGTATGTGCTACACAGAGAGCAGCAGGAATTAAGAGCGTGTTAGATTTTATCGACTGTATTGAGGCCGAAGTGAAAGAAAAGAAGAAAGGAGAAGACCAGAAGTAGTCCGAGTGGGAAGAACTCTAATAGCAACCGTCAAACCAGCTTATCTAGTTATAGTAAGACATATTATATCTTAAATGAATAATAACTTAAATGCGGGAAGGCCCGCACGCATCGCCAAATGTGAGATAAGCTGGGCTGACGGAATCGAGAGATTCCGTACGCAGATATTAACAATAAGGAGAGTTCTATGGACGAACAAACTGGAACTGAGGACGTTTTATTTGATCCCTCAGACTTCGACGTACAAGAAGCCGAGCAAAGTGAAGATACAAACAGCCCAGCAGTAGAGGCAACCAACGAAGAACAAACGACTAGCGAGGACAAAGCTAGTGCAGAGTCAGAGGTTTCTACTGAAAAACAAGAAGAAACACAAACTGGCGATGCAATAGATGAGTTCTTAGCGAAAAAAGGGGTAGACCCTAGCGACCCTCAAGCTGTGAGGAAAATCGCAGAGATGTACCAAAATGTCGAAAAGGGCTTTTATCAAAAGTCGCAAGAGAAAGCTAAGTTAGAGAGAGAATTAGCTAATAGCACTCAACCTCTGATGACTTCCGACGCAGGTCAACAGGCCTTGCAAGAGTTGCGTTCTTATAAGACACAACTGGAAACCGAGAGATGGAAGAATGAAAAGCAAATCTCCCCTGAAACTGAGCAAAAGATGATTGAATGGATGAGCCAGCCTATCATCGGTCAAGACGGAAAACCGCTCCTAGGTTATGACGGAAACCCGATTGTGAGAGGCGTGCAAGTCGTCAATGGTCTTATCACTCTTGACAACGTTCTAGCTATTGTAGGTGGCAACACCAAGCCAGAAATTGAAGAAAAGCGCCAAAACCTTACAGAAGAACTCCGTAATGAAGTTCGTAAAGAAATGTCTGCACGTCAAGCTGCAAAATCAACCAAACAAGGTTCTACCGATTCGATGCAGTTCGACAAACCAGCAGAAACCGACTCATTCCTCGAAGGACTCGGGTTCTAGCTGTTTAACTATTAGACAACTTTAACAATTCTATAAGGAGTACAAACCTTTATGTCAGTTAACCTCGCTTCAAAATATGCAAGCAAGTTAGACCAACTTTTTGCTAAAGGTTCTTACACCGATCGCGCAGTTAACCAAAACTACGACTTCGACGGTGTCAAGACCATCAACGTTTATACAGTAACAACTGTTGCAACTTCAAACTATAACCGCTCAGAAACAGGCGACCGTTTCGGTGGTAACAACGAAATTCAAGATGTCGTTACCCCATACACTCTTAACAACGACAAATGTTTCAAACTTACTATCGACCGTGGTAACTACGAACAACAAGCTCTCGCTAAGAAAGCTGGTGAAGTTCTCCGTGCTGAAATGGACGAGCAAGTTATCCCAGAAATCGACGCTAACCGTATCGCAGCTGGTGCTGCTGGTGCAACTGCAGTTTCACAAGCTGTTTCTGCAGGCGACAACGTCTATGAAGACTTTATGAAAGCAAACGCTTACCTCGATGAAGCTAAAGCTCCTGTCGCTAACCGTTTCGCATTCGTTACCCCACAAATGTATGTCGCTATCAAGAGCAAAATCGTTTCAACTGTCAACGCAAATGCTTACAACGACAAACTTCTCCCTCGTGGCTTCGTAGGCGAACTCGATGGTGTCAACATTATCGTTACCCCAGCTAGCTACTTCCCAGCAAACACCAAGTGTGTTATGTGGCACAAGGACGCTCTCTTGGGTGCTAAACAAATTATGAAGACTCGCATCATCACCGATTCTGAATTGGTCGATGGTTCAGTTCTTACTGGCCGCTTCATCTACGATTCATTCGTTCTTAACGGCAAGAAGAAAGCTGTTGCTTCTATCACTTCAAGCACAATTTCGGGCTAATTAGAGTAATCTAACCCACCTAGAAACAATTAAGGCTCTCGGCTCTAACCTGAGGGCCTTTTTTGTGGTATAATATAAGTAATGGCGGTGCGTCTGGTAATAAATGGACGCTGATTATAACTTATCAACTCTTGTAGCCGACGTAAAAGACGAGCTTCAAGATGAGTCGTATGACGACAACAGAATAATTCGCTATATCAACCAAACCTATTTTGAAACTTTTGGCGAAGTTCCATATAGCTTTTTTGAGAAGACTTACGACTATCAAACGCTTGATTCTGGCGAGCTTGAAGTTCCAAACGACTTTCAAACTTTGGAGCGCTTAGTAGTCGAAAAAGACAATATGAAATGGCCGCTTAAATACGTTGCACCAAGAGAATACTATGCAGCATATAAGGGCTTGAAAGTTTATCTTTACACCGTAATCGGTAACAAGGTACACTATTATCTACCAAAAATTGACTGCAAAACTATTAACGATAACGACCCAGACAACTACTACACCTTGAAAATGCTCTATATTGCGAAGCCTACGAAACTTGAGAATGATGAAGATGTCCCTCTAATTCCTAGTGAATACGGCGAAATCCTTATTTTCGGAGCTTTAGCAAGAGCAGAGCGCCGACGTGGTAATTTCGACTATGCTCAAATCTATGACAACCAAAAGGCAGAACTTATCACAAATATGGCTATGAGGTATGGCCCACGTCAGTTTGACGGTGGCAACCGCATTCAAACCCCATTCAATATCAGAATTAACGAGGTATAAGCTATGGTACAGTCTAGGTTCACAAACATAAAGACAATACCAAAAGTATCGACCGGCAAAAGCTCGCCATCTACCACAAACTTCGCTGATGGTATTTCTACATATAAGCCAAACGATACAATGAAGAACTCCGAGCTTAGACTAGCTCAGGACGCTCGTTTTGACCGTATCGGCGAGTATAAGACGCGTAGAGGCTACAAAAGTGTCGGCACTCCGATTGGCTATGCGAGCTTGTCTTCAAACCTATCCAGCGCTACCACAGACACCGCAATAACAGAGGTTGAACCATATACATTCGCAGGCTCAAACGCTACAATTTACTCGGTTAAGCTCAAGATTAAGTCGAGCGGAGTTTCTCCGTATGCCGTACCAAGTGTCGGCTTGTATAAAGGTACTGAGCTTATTTCTGAGGCATTTATTAACCCAGACGCAATTACTTCAACATATCAGACGCTTGAGGCTGTATTTATGGACGCTCCAGCCATAACCACAGGAAATACTTACTCGATTAAGATTGGAACTCAAGAAAATAAGGCTGCAACCTACGTTATTCAGACAGTTTCGGGTGTTTTAGGCTGTACGGTTTCAAGTTGTACTGCTGGTGGTGTTTCTAACGTATTTGAGGCTAATATCGACGGCACGAAGACTATTTTATTCGTGCAGAATGGCTCGCTCTATCGGATGGCCTCAGATGGTACGAAAACGAAGATTCGCGATTTACCTGCTGGCGTAGAAAAAGTACGCTTCTACCAAGCCCAGAATATGATTCGTTATGCAGACGGCAAAGAGTCGCCACGCCTCATAGACCCAAGCAATAGCTGGAGTGATACAGCGATTACTACAACCGACCTCGAAACTGGTACAGACCTCGGTATCAAACCGTCTAACATTATGGGCGGTACTGACGCAAACATCGTCTATTTCAACGCTGATGTAAATACACAAGTTCTCTGGACTTATCCATTTACTTACAACTACAATGGTACGGTTATCTCATCATACGATAAGTTTGACCGTGATTACTACGAGCAAGTGCCAGCAATAAAGACCGGCGATCCAATTACCGCTATGTTTAACCTCGGCGGTGTTTACTATATCTTAACTCGCAGAAATAAGTACCAAATCTACTCACAAACCGCAGACCAATGGAGTCAGAGCCAATGTACCGCACAGAATGGAACATTTAGCCAAGAATCGCTCGTATGCGACCTCAACTACGCTTATTTTGCAAATGACACCGGTATTTACTGCTTTAACGGTATGGACGAGGACTCGATTACCCAGAACACTATCCAGAACGTTTATGACGCTATTCCAAATAAAGAGAAAATCACGATTGACCTCTATGATAACCGCCTTTATGTCTATTACCCGAGCACAGCAGGAGGCCCTAACGATCATTGTCTAGTGTTTAACATTAACCTCAAGAGATGGGAATCTTTTGACACTAACGGCTATGTTTCAGCAACTTCTGCACGTCAAAACAGCTCAAACCGCTTCCTCTGTGGACACTCGAAGATTGGCCTCATTATGATTAACGAAGCCAACGACAATAACTACTCAGACTTAGGTTCGGCGATTAACTTCAACCTTGAAACCGCATACGAACACTTTGGCACTACCAGCCAGCTCAAACGCATTCCTAAGTGGAGGCCTGAGTTCGCTACAACTACTAAACCTTACTCTGTAAAGTGTGGCTATGCTCTTGACTATACGGATAACGTACAATATGCGTTCTCAGTTGACCTTCAAAACCTTAGAACAGTTGTGGAAAACTATGTATGGGACGAGCCAAGCAATTATGGCATTCCAACTACTCCAACTGTTCTCTCGACCATTCCTCAGATTAACGGCGAGTTCTACCGCGTCCAGCTCCGCTATCAACATATCGCAGCTTATGAGCCGGTGGTATTTAGAAGCCACACGGTAACCGTTCAAACGCAAAGAATAAGATAGGAGGAATATGCCGAATAGATTTACACCATTAAGCTCTAAAACAAACTTGCAGGGCGTGATTAGGCGTATTAACGACAACTTTCGTCAACTTGATGCTGAAACCAACTCAAAGACTATCAAGGGAACTGGCAACAATACCGCTATGCAGTCTGGTCGCCTTCCTAACGGTCGCTATGGCGAAGTATTTTACGACGCAACTGGCACGCCTCGTATTCTTATCGGACAAGCTCCAAAAGACGGAAGACCGGGGATATGGGTTACAAAAGAAGGGTATAACGTACTGAATGAGGTAGAGTAATGGCACAAGACGCTCGCAAGTTTATGCTTACAACAGACTACCCTATCCCTATCTTGGTGTGGAAAATGGAAACTAGCCTTACTGTGCCTGTTGGACAGTATTTCAACGCTGCGCATAAGTCTGTCGCACACGGACTACCATTTACACCGTGGATAATAGGTCAATGGTCTACAAACGCTAACTTCCAGCCTGCTTACGATCTAGCGAACGATATGCCTGTATTTACAGGCACACGACCAGACCTTATGATTATTATCGGCGCAGATTCAACACATATCCGCATTTCAGCAGAACACACCGCAGAAAGCTCAAAAACGCTTTATTTTCGTATTTTCTCATTTCTCCCACCAGATTACTCGGGCGATTACGACGACACTTTAGGGGATTCCACCGCTTTCACGTTTGACTCTGAGTTTAACTATCCAAAATTATTCAAGAGTGGTACTATATCTGTTCCGCATAACACGACAAAAACCGTGTCGCACGGTTTAGGATATATTCCACAAGTGCGCGCTTGGGAAGACAAAGAAACTGGCCCACTAGATGATTATGAAACGTGGAATATATTATCTCCAGTAAACAATGGCTCATTCCAAGGCGAACTCTCGGGCGTTTCAGTCAATACGTCAACGGTAAAATTCGGAAATCCGAATGGAAGCGACACAACATTCCGATATATGATATTTGGAGATGAAGTATGAAACTTGATAGGTTTATCTTAAACTCAGACTATACCGCAGCTAAACAGAAGGGCAGATATACTTTGTCACTCTCTGTACCATCAAAATATATCTCCGATGGCTCGGTTTCTTTTATATACACTTCGACCATTACAGTACCACAGGGAGCTTATTTTGAGAATGTGAATATCACTAGCAGCCTAGACAACGAAAACTACTCTGGAAACAATGTCGGTTTTTCGTATGACTACTCAAACAAAAGCTGGTCTGCGTACTTGTCTGTATATCAGTCCACCCCTACACAGTACACTTTCGCGTGTACTCTGAATGGGTACAATGCGACCACTACGGCATTCACAGCAAATGCAGTTGTCAATCTCTCTATTTCTCCATTCTAAAATGTGTTATAATAAAGGTAATGGCGATGCGATAGGAAAACTATCGTGGCAAAAACTCTTGAGCAATATACTGCCGAGGTACGAAAAGCGTCCGAGGGTTCTCGAAATGCACTCCAGAACCAGATCGACGCAATCGCAGGCAATCTTGAGCAGACTCAGAAACAAATCAACGAGAATTACGCAAACCAACAGAACCAATTAAACTCTCAACGAGATCAAGCGGCTTCTAGGGCTTCTATGCAAGCTGCCGCAACAGGTGGAGCTTTCGGTGGTGCTGCAAATATCGCAAACCGCAGATATTATGAACAGACATTCGTTCCAGCCCAGACACAGCTCAACACTAACCAAAGCCAAGCTCTTGAAAACGCACAATCTCAGGCAAACTCAAACCGCCTCTCTCTTGAATCGCAACTTGCTGCGCTTTACGACCAAGACACTAAGCTCGGCTTACAACGCTACTATGATGAGCTTGAACGTGAGCGTCAGGACAAGCTCGCAAGACAACAACTCGCAGCGCAGAATAGTATTAGCAAATATCTCAATAGTGCTACTACACAACAGCAGAAATATAATGCGAATAATGATGCTTCTGGTGGCTTACAGTTCTATAATACTAAAACTGGCAATGCTGTTAAATTTGGTACTGCCTACTTTGGCAATGGCGGTGCAAGCGGAAATGGCAACATTCTCAACGCAATCGCTAACAACTTTGGAACTGATACTAACGAATATCAGAGATTGTCTGAAATTCTTAAATATAACGGCAATAAGAAGCTCACTAATGCCTCTGGCAAAACTTACAACTACAGCTACTTGTCTAAGAGTGATGCTGACTTACTTAACAGACTTGGTTTGAGATTAGGCTAGGAGGTTTGGTATATGTTTAATCAAGAAGCAATCGAAAGAGCAAGACAAATAAGACTTGCAAACGCCCGACAGCAAGCACAACAAGAGTATGAAGCTCAAAAAGCTCAACTAGACCAAAAGTACAACGGTGGCGGTCTTGGTGGCTTTCTCGGCAATATCGTAGGTGGTATCGGCAAAGGTATCGGCGATGTCGGATATGCTCTCGGTGGTATGTTCGGTACAGCAGGTGCGAGCGTGAAAGATTTACTAGAGGGCAAAGCTGGAACTGGCGAAAACCAGCTAGCCTTTAAGCGTGCTTATTATAATGCAAAAGATGACAAAGATGCCGCTCTTAAAGCTGCTGGCAACTCACTTAACGCTGCTACAACACTCGCAACTACGGTCGTTCCCGGTATGGCTGGTGGTACTGCTACTAAACTCGGTACTAGCGCACTAGCAAACTCCGCAGCTGGTGCTATCGGTGGTATCGCTGATGAGTTCGCTCAACAAGGTGCAAACGCTTCGCTTGAATCTGCGGCGAACAGAGCTATCTCTGGTGCGGCTGCTGGTCTTGCAACTGGTGGTCTTAACCGCAAAATCGGAAACGCTACTTCAAATCTCGGCTCTAAGTTACTTAACAATAAGCTCGCAACTTCAGCTCTCGGACGTGGCGCACTATCTGGCGCAGTTGGTGGCGCAACTGGCGCTGGTACTTCGGCTGCTCTTGGTGGTGGCGACGTAGCCCAAGCAGCACTTCAAGGGGGATTAACTGGTGCTGTGTCTGGTGGTACTCAAGCAGGTATTATGAACGTTGCAAATAATGTGCTTAATAGAATTGGAAACCGCAACACGGCAACCCCAACTACGGAAACGACCACACAGAGTGAAGCTGACAAACTCGGACTCCCAGATTATACAAAGCCTCGTGACTATCAAGGGAACGAAATTAAGATTGAAAAGAAAAATGTCGTTCAGAAACTTGGCGATAGCTTATCTAAAACTGGCGAGCGCATCGAAAATGCCGACCTTTACAACTCGCTCTATTCAAAGACAGCAGCGCAAGTCACTAAGAATGATACCGTGAACAAACTTCGCAAGCTTGGATACACCCCAGAAAACTATGGCGAAGCTGCAAAAATTTCAACAACAACGAATAAATTTGTAGACGACATCGTTAAGAATAGTGGCGCTACTATCGTTGACAACGATCTAGTCGATAGAATCGCGCAACCATCTTCAGAGAATACAATCGCTACTCCAGCGTATCAAAAAGTGTATGACGAGCAGATTAAGCAAGTATTCAACACTATTGAGAACGGGGATATTCCGGGCAAATATAATGCTTCAGACCTATTGAAAGCATCAAGGCAAATCAACAAGGTCGCAAATAAATACCTCAAGAAAGCTACTTCGGTCAACGGTGGCGACCTAGCCACAGACGCAGGCGCACTCGCAGATGCACTTATGGACGTTAAGTATGAGCTTAGAAATTTGGCGACAAAATCGGTTGACGGTTTTGGCGATAATTACACCAAGAATCAGCTCTCGCAAAGACTTAAAAACCTTGGTGCTACCGATGCGGCCATTGCGGATATGATGGAAGCTAAGAATATCGGGGAGTTCATTGCTAAGACGGCAAAGTATGAAGACGCAAGACAGATGAACTACGAGATGAAGTCAAATGAACTCCGCAGAAATGCAATATCTGGTAGTAAAACAAATGCCAATCTGTTAAATAGGCTATCTCAAGACTCAGGCGCAGGGGAGCTAATATCCGTAGCCACAAGACCAGTCGGAAAGTTGATTGGTAAAGGCGCTAGAATGGCCGGAAACGCTATATCCACAGCTGGATCTGCACTCGGAGATTTAACAACTACGACAACGCCGATTGACACGAATACACAGCTTCTCATTAACAACCTTATCGGACGTACGCAAGGCCAAAAAACAGCTAGCGATATGATTCAAAACGCACGCAAAGCCGAAGATTACCAAAATCTCGACAATAACTACGCTGCAATTCAAAATGAAGCCCAACTGGCTCAACAGCAACCAGTGTCAATTCAGCGACAGAACACTAGCCAGCTAGACAATATCGCAAATGCGATGAACGCAGCTCTATCAGCAGGCGACATTTCAGCATACAATCAGCTCGCAAGCCTCTACCAAACTGCCTACAAAATTTATGAGGCGCAAAACCCACAAACTGCCACAAGCAACATATCAACTGCTGAAAAGAACCAACTCGCTAAACTCCAATCTGCTGGAACAGCTCTAGACGAGCTTGAAGCACTCTACACTAAAGCAGGTGGCGGACAAGGTGTTATCGGCGGTAATATCGCTAACTTTCTCGGTGGTCTTGGTCTTAACTCAGACGTGAATACTTACAACCAGCTCGCCCAAGGTCTTATCAACCAAATCGGCGCAGCTATCGGCAAGACAGACTCGCTCAACACAGAAGGCGAAGTTCAAAGAGCCTTGAGCCTAGTGCCGAAGATTACGGACGATAACCAAACGGCTATGAATAAGCTCGCAACGCTCCGTAGCTTACTCCAAACAAACACGGGAACATACAACCAACTCTACGGAATGTAGAAAAAAAGAACCCCTCGCAAGAGGGGTATTCTTTTTGTTATACTGGCTGATAGTTATCAGTACCGATTTTGTCTATAATTTCTTGGTGTGTAACGTGGTACTTTTCAGCGCATTCTTGACGTTTTTCACGGCGGCGCTGGCTGATGGCATTATAGTCTGGCATCTCGCTGTTCCACATAGAACTGAATTTTGTAGCAGAAGCGTCAAACGTTCTCGCGCAGTCTGCGGCCATTTCAATATCTTTTTTGTGATGTTCTTCGCTAATGTTCTTAATAATGAAGAACGCCCCCACTCCAATACCAGCTACCACTACAAGAGTGGTAACGACTAAGACAATTTTCTTTGACATATATGCCCTTTCGTTTAGAATTAACCACAGTATAACACATTTTGTGATATAATATAAGTATATCGGCGATGCGTAGGACACAACGAATGTTCTATAATCGCAATTCTTACGGGGGAAAAGGCAAAAAGAGGGGGTGTAGATAATGGGTAAATGGGTTCAAGATAAAGCCTTTACCCTCTCAAAGATGGGTACAAGCAAGAACTTCTGTCTTAGGAATGTACGCCAAGCATACGGCATCGGCGCTAAGTACGCAAACGCTAAGCAAGCGATGAATGAAAACAAGACAAAAGGTACACTCCACGCTCTCTCTACAATGCCTACCAATGTATCCGTTCCAGTCTATACCTCAAGTGGTATCTTCGGACACGTCGAGGTATGTAGCAAGGGCGTTTATTATTCAGACGGCAAACGAACTACAAAACCGGACAACAAATATATGTGGGGAGAATGGTTGAACGGTGTCCGCGTAGTCCACTACCAAAATGACACTAAGCCTACCATCAAGGTTGGCGATACTGTTATTGTCAACGGACAGGGTACTGGCAACTCAAAAGGTGGCGGTGGCAAGACTAAGAGTTTTGCTAATCGCAAAATGAAAGTTATTTCGATCCAGAATGGTCGCTATGGCTGTAACCAATACAATAAATCTGGTGCTATCACAGGCTGGTGGACGGCTGGACAAATAAAGAAAGGATAATTATGTTACCAGAAAAAGTATATGAAGCACTCCGCTGGATTATCGCTATCGTGTTGCCAGCAATCTCAGTTTTAATCGTATCATTAAACACTATCTGGGGCTTAGGTTGGCCGGCAGAACAAGTCGGTCTTACATTGGACGCAATCGCCCTATTTCTAGGCGCTGTGTTTGGTATCAGTAAAATTCAGAACGACAGAAAGAAGTAAAATGTCAGTATCTTCGCAATATCTTGGAAATGGCTCGCTAGTACAACTCTTTTCTGATATTTGTGAAAAACCAGAGGTATTTTCTCAATCCTTGTCCTCTGCTCCGACAGCTTCACGCTGGTCGATGACAAAACAAAAAAGAGTGTTAAACAGCCAACCGCTCAGAGCGAGGGGTGGTTGGTTTATGGGGGGTCTATGGAAAGTATAACAATGGGAGATATTTACAATGTTTTGGGTTTGGCTGCTGGCATACTTAGTAGCGGCGCTGTTATTGCTCGCTTTTCTATCAAGCATCTCGGAAAAATAATTCGCAAGGAGCTTGAACCAATCGAGAAGAAAATTGACGATAACACTAAGCAAATACACCAAGTGGACATAGACAACACTAAGAACTACCTTCAACAAACCATCTCGGCTATTAACGAAGGCACTAAGTTGGATATGGCTGCTAGAGAGAGATTTTACGAAAACTACGACCACTACACTAATGAACTGCACCTTAACTCTTGGGTTCACAAAGAGGTCGAAAGACTAGAAAAAGAAGGCAAGCTCTAGTGTAGTGGTGGTGGGTTTCGCACATTACGAAAGGTGGTGGTCTTAGTGAAATACTTTTTTACTATTCCAACAGCGCTCCCCGATACAGAGAGTAGAGCGTTATATGCTAAATTAAAGCCATTTGGTACAAATCTTACTATTCTTGAATCAAAGTCATATATTTACGGACACGTCGATATGAAAGCTGACGTAGATGAAATTGAGCGTATCATATCAGAGGCAGGTTATTCAGTAGAAAGGGGGTAGCAAAATGAAAAGGACTATCTATTGGGTACGATTCAGGGAGAACTGCGACATAAACGCTATCGACGACATTTGCTTCGAGTTCTCAGAGGCGACACTTTGGTACGAGGACAACGAAGCGAGATTTTATGGCACAAGCGAGCGCCTTCAGGAGTTCATTCGTGCATTAGCCACAGTAGGCGAAGAAGTAACTATTAAATAACCCACCACCACACGAGCCGACGGATATAGTCGGCTCATCTTTTTTGTGTTATAATAAAACTAATTGGCGATGTGATAGGAAACTATCGTGGAAATCGAGATTCTCAAGGGGGAAGGTAAAGACAAAAAGAGTGAAAAAGAATACAAAAAGATTGAGTCCGTCCGTTGTATTAAGGAACTCGCTCGCGATCTAGCAGAAGTTCAAGAAACAGGCTACCGCTTACTCGCAGAAGGCGACCTCTCAGACGGAGAAAAAGACAAACTTATCGACATTATGGCTGCTGCAAAAGGCGGTATGCGCCTTACTGATAAACTTCTTGCAGATAAATCAGACGTTGACAAGGCTACACATAAGAAAATCGACAAAAAAGCCGACTCTTTCTTAGCTGGCCTTGACCTCGAAGAAGATAAAACCGAGGAGGAATAGACCTATGGCAAATCCTCTAAAGTTCTATCGCAAAAACACCTGTACCATCATTCTTGAAGTGTGCGACTACACTTTTCACGATGGCGACACTATCTATTTCACAGTTAAGACAGCTCCAGACTCAGACCAGACCGACTCAGACGCGCTCATCAAAGAGAGCTGGATTTATGGCACAGACGTTGAAGCTAATGACAACGGCTCACTCAACCTTATCATTCCAGCAAATAAGACAGACATAGCATACGGCGATTACTTCTACGATATTAAACTTGTAACGGACTCGCAAAGCCCAGCGGCCGAGAACACCCTTGCTGTCGGCACATTCACTATTATGGACGTTGCGACATTGAGGGCATAACCTATGGGACTTATTCAGAATAAAGTTAAAGTATCACAACCAGTATCACACATTATTATCGAGCAAGCCGGTGGTCTTAAAGGCGAAACTGGTGCGCCGGGTGTGCCGGGACAAGCTGCAACCGTTAGTGTTGGCACTACTACCACTTTACCAGCAGGCTCAGACGCTACTGTTGAGAATGTGGGCAGTCCGCAAGACGCCATTCTCAACTTTGGTATCCCTCAAGGCATACAAGGCCCAGCCGGTGTAGATGGGCAGAGTGCAACTATCTCTGTTGGTACAACTACTACCTTGCCAGCAGGAAGTTCAGCAACCGTTTCTAACACAGGCACAGCAAGCGCAGCTATCTTCAACTTTGGTATCCCTAAAGGCGATAAAGGGGATAAAGGGGATACAGGTTCAGGGCTTACTCTTTCAGGCACAGTTGCAACCTACGCAGAACTTCCAAACAACCTCACACCAGCAGATGCCGGCAAGGCATACTTAGTCGAAGCAGACGGCAAGCTCTATGTTTGGAGTGGAACAGCATTCCCAGCCGATGGCGCAGGCACACAGTTTGAGGGCCCAGAAGGCCCAGAAGGTCCAGCAGGATATAGCCCAACCGCAACCGTGACAAAGATTGACAACACCGCTACTATTTCTATCACAGATAAGAATGGGACAACCACCGCACAAATCTCTGATGGTTCGTATGCGGCAGTTGACGATACCTTATCCTTAAGTTCAACTAACCCGGTGCAAAACAAGGTTGTGACCGCTGCATTGAATAACAAGCAAGATACATTAGAACAGGGCGACATTACAAGCGACCTCTTAGCAGATTATTCTATCTCATCTAACTATCTTACAGGTCAAGGTACTGACTTCACACTACACCAGACAATTTCAGGGACTACTTTCACGGAAGTTGAAGCTGATGGCGATACAAGCCAAACGACTTTAACAGGCAAGAACCTATTTGGAGTTGCTGACTATACAACTAACTGGGGCGGTGGTTCTTCAAGCTGTACGAATAATGAGATAACAATTAGTGGTACACCAACAGCAAACTATATTGGTATTGTCCCAAATAATACTGCCTTAAGTACCACTATCCCAGCAGGAACATACACGCTAAGATTAAACAAAACACTACCATTTACAATTTATGTGAATCTAGTACAGACAGACAACACTACAAAATGGTTCACGATTACACCGAATGCTACTTCATACACAAATACGCTAACCGCACCTGCAACAAAGGTAGTGTCTTGGTCTGATATGACAGGTATTTCAGGTCAGACATATAATATCACAGGCTTGCAAATACAATTCGAGGCTGGTTCAACAGCAAGCTCATTCGAGCAGTATTGTGGCGGAGTTCCAAGCCCTAACCCAGACTATCCACAGTTTGTGAATACCGCAACAGGCTTACAAACAATAGAGGTAGTAAAAGACAACCTATATAATGCAGACGACGCTCAAGGTTATAAGTGGCTGGACGCATCAACAGGACAAATTTCAAACAGCAACGACCCTAACGTAGTGTCTGGGTATATTTCTACAACCGTTGGAACAACATACTATATTTCTGGAACAGACCAGTTCAAAATCAGAGCTTTTGGGTATTCAGATACTACTTCAGATAAAGCTATCACATATATAAATTATGGCGAAACAACTCGTTCATTCACGGCTACTTATCCTTATCTGCGTTTTGCTATTGGTGGTGGAGATGCAGTATCAAAAATTAGCAGTTTTGGGGTATATGCAAGTGATGATTACCAAAAATATACTATCAACTTAGGTAAGAACCTCTGCGATGGTGTTAATACTAATTACTGGGTTGGTGCTACTACAAATATGACTTATGGCCGCTCAACTGGTAATACTGGACTTATATTACCTGTCGATAGCAATACAAACTACACTATTTCAACAACAGAAACGCAAGCGAGGTATCGTTTAGGGCTTGGAGATGAGGCTCTAGAATTGAATGGTAGCTCAACCATCTATGATAAGGTATTAAAAGATGGGACTTCAGATAGTGTTGCGCTGAACTCTGGTAGCCATAAATGTATAGTCATAAATGCAACAGACCTTACAAAAATTCAAATCGAGCGAGGTTCGACCGCAACTGCTTACTCTGAATACTTCACGCCTATCGAACTCTGTAAGATTGGTACATATCAGGACTATATCTACAAGAGTGGAGATGACTGGTATATTCACAAAGAAACAACAAAAAGAACACTCAATGGCTCTGAAAACTGGACACTTATTAGCGGTAGTGACTTCTATTATCCAAGTGGTCTGGGGAGTGGTTATTCGGACAATGAAACAAATGCCATCGCAGATAAACTAAGAGGCTTGCCAGGAAGTAGCTTATCAGGCACGAACTATATAACTCTTATAGAAAATGGAAACTTAAGAATTAACTATTCTGGAATTACAACGGTATCTGCACTCCAGACTGCGCTATCGTCAAATAATATCACTTGCTATCTTGCACTTGCAACCCCTACCGACACGAAAATTACAAATGCAACACTTATTAGCGAGCTTAATGCCTTACTAAGTGCAAATGTGTATGCAGATGAAACCGAAGTGTCAGTTTCAAGCAACGACTTAAAGCTTTACCTCAAAGTAAAAGCTCAAGGCAACAGCAAGCTCGCCTATGGTGCGGTTATTACCCCAACTATTGCAGATGGTGCTGTCACGGTAGCAAAAATTTCAGACCTTCAAGCATTAGCAGACGCACTTCGACCATATCTAAGTTAGTGAGGTTTTATGGACTCAAACGTAGTAAATAACTTTGTAAAAGTATCACAAACACACACACACGTAGTGATAAAGAGCGCTGGCGGTCTTCGCGGAGTCGAAGGCCCAGCCGGTGCTGGTCTAGAAATAAGTGGCTCGGTAGATACATATGCAGACCTTCCGTGGCAATTAACTACCTATGATGCTGGCAAGGCTTATTTCGTGCAATCTAATGGGCTTCTATATGTATGGAGTGGCACGAGATGGCCTGCTGAAGAAGATGGTAGCTCGTTTCAAGGCCCACGCGGCATACAAGGCCCTCAAGGCGATCCCGGCAAAGATTCTTTTGTGCCAGATGAGGCAACCTTTAAGGCTCAGGTGCTAGATATTGTATATCCTATCGGCTCAATATATATGAGTGTCAACAGCGCATCTCCTCAAACATTCTTAGGGGGCACTTGGGAAAGAATACAAGACAAGTTCATCTTATCTGCTGGCTCATCATACCAAGCAGGAAGTAGTGGCGGCTCGGCATCTATCGACCTATCTCACAGCCACACCGTGAACGCTCACAACCACTCACTCCCAGCAAACACAGGATCACATACGCTAACTGTTGATGAAATTCCAAGCCATCAACATTGGGTATATAACTACAACGCAAATGGTGCAGATACAGATTACTACCCTGTGAACTTTAATGCTACTAAGAAAGGCTATTCTGGCAACGTTCTAACTAACTCGGTTGGTGGTGGTGCAGGCCATACACACACCATAGGCGGTAATACAGGCGACAAAAGCCCAAACACCGATTCTAAGCTATCAAGCACACAGTCTATTCTTCCACCATACCTCGCTGTGTATGTTTGGAAGCGTACTGCTTAGACTATCGTTGACAATATCGACAATGTTTGATACAATCTAAGTATCAACTAGCAATTTCAGACTCCGTATAGCTGCCGAAAGGTGGCTGGAGTCTTTTGTTTATACAGAAGACAAACAATGAGTTCAAGCAAGTTTCGTACGATTGTGGAAAACTCTACATAAAACAAACTACTCGAATGGTTAAAACCGTGCGAAGCCATTTTGAGCATTAAAATTTGGAGGTAATTTATGGGGAACAACAGACACTCAATGAAATCAATGAAATTCAATGAAAAGTTTCTTAAAAGAAACTTCAATGAATCATTGAATAAGGGTACAAATACATTAGAGGTTAAAGAACGAGATTATATGATTCAAACTGCTATGCGAAGGCTAAAAATCTCAGCACAATGGCACGATGCAGTTGCAAAAGGAGCTTGCTACTTAGATGGAGTTAGGTTCTGGGAATTAGTGGATATAGCCTCATCTAAGAATAGCCCTGCTAGATACTTTGTAGCCTGTTGCTGCAAGGAAACAGCTCATCTATCATAGCTTTCATACGTTCTATCAGTTTCCCCTACCAATATCATTTAAGCGGTGGGGGAGTTTTGTTTATGAAGATTAGTCAAGCATATTTAAGGTACATCTCGGAATACCTTGAAATTAAGGGGGTTGATATGAACCAAATAACGCACTATAAGGCCTCTGCTCGGCTCTGGACGGAAATAGTAGGGGATAAACCACTAAACCGCCTCACAATGGCTGATATTGCGAAATACACGCAAGGTTTGAAGACATATGGAAGGCGTAGAGGGTTAAACACTATCGCATATTACATAAAAGAGCTTCGTGTAGTGCTTAGATACTGGCGCTTACGAGGAGAAGAAACAATAGACTCGGAAATTATACCTATTCCAAAGCGAGAGCCGAACACACCGAGCTTTTTAGATAAAGATTCTGTTAATCTAATGATTCGTACAGCCAAACGTGTGCGTACCAAGTTCGTTATATCTCTACTCTATTCGTCTGGCCTCAGAGTGTCTGAGCTTAGGCAATTAAATAGAGATTCAATTAAAGACCGGCAGTTCACAGTTATAGGAAAGGGCAAGAAAGAGCGTATAGGCTTCATAGACGCGCGTACAGAACGTTTTATGATAAAATACCTATCCTCACGCAAAGATAGCTCTGAAGCGCTCCTAGTGACCTCAGACGGGCATAGGGCGAGCGTGTCAACTATCCAGCTCATAGTTAAGAACGCTGCGAAGCGTGCTGGCATTAAAAAAAGAGTCAGCCCGCACACCTTGCGCCACTCATTCGCCACTAACTTCATCTCGAACAACGGAAATATCAGACATTTAGCGCTACTTATGGGGCATAACTCGATACAGACTACGGCCATATATACCCACATAGTAGATAACGATCTAAGACGTGAATACCTAGCCCACCATACCTGTTAGGATCAAAAAACCACAGGGGAGCAAACGGTAGAACCGAACCCTGTGGATAACTGTATTATACCATACCAAAAATCTTTTGTAAAACTATTGACGAAAATGCTTATGAGTGATATACTTAAGTTAAGAAATCGCAAATTAAAAGAGCAAATAGATTTACGATAAGAATCTAAAAAAATAGAGGCAGAACCTCCGTAATACCATGGATGCGCTCTACCGACTGAGCTATCGCGGCAATAGACAAATTATAGCATAGCCAAGACTATTTAGCAAGATTCCTATCAGGGAATCTTTTTTGACAATACGGTTTCTACGGGGTCTGAAACTGCTAGTTGATCTCGGCATTTGGCTAGTAAACCACCAATTGCACTCTAACAATTCAAAACAACAAAACAATAAGATTCGTGGTGCTATGCGGGTCTAGCATAGCGTTTTTCAATCATACAAATCAGGATTTTGTGAGTTCAATATGTTCATCGTTAGACTTTACACGTTAGCTAGAGTCGCACTTAAGTTGAGTAATTTGTGCTTCGTACGACATCCGTTAAAGACTTAGCACGATTAACCATTTTTGCTAGACCTACACAGCATCACGAAAAGAAAAGGAGAAAAGAAATGAAGATTATTAAATTTTTAGCATTGGCTGAACTCGTATGTATGTACGAGATCGCTTTATCAGATAACGGAATAGTTAAGGCAATTAGCTGGGTTCTATTCGCTGGTTTGACTTTAGCAATTTATGCAAGGTTGGAGAAAATCTATGGCTCTAATCAGTAAGACTAACAAAGAATACTACATTAAACGAATGGTAAGACACTTCAAAGGTACGCTTACCGAGGAAGAACTAAGAAAAAATATCGAAGGCGACCCAAGCATTTTGGAAGACTTCGCAGAATACTTAGCAAACGGAGGGTTCACAAGTTATGTCTAAAATTGGCACAGCGGTTCTAGAACAACTAGAAACCGAAGAAATCACGATAGAAGAATTAACAGAGAAAGGTTTTAACTATGAAGACAGTAAATATCAAAGGTAAAGAATACGTCGAGGTAAATGAAAGAGTTAAATACTTCCGAACCTCGAAAGAATACGAGGGCTGGTCGATAGAAACCAAGCTCCTCAAGTTTAGCGAGGGGGTGTGCGTAGTAAAAGCAACCATATTAAATGCCGAAGGCCGCAAGATGGCCGAGGGTTTAGCCTACGAGCGAGAAGACAGCACGTTTATTAACAAAACAAGTTATCTTGAGAACTGCGAAACCAGCGCCGTAGGACGTGCGCTCGGCTTTCTCGGAATTGGAATTGACACAAGTATCGCCAGCTCAGATGAAGTAGTCAACGCGATTAACAACCAAGAACCCAAATCGGACTCGAACAAAGTAGACTTCGATGAATACCGAGAGAAAGTTTCAAAAATGGATGTCGACCAACTTCGCAGAGAATATGTGAACGTGTCGATGAGTAGATACTCAGACAAGCAGAAAGAATATCTTAAGAAGATTCTAACTCAAGCTCAGGAGTCGTTGAAATGACCGACCAAGAAACGTTAGTCAAGCTGCTCAACAAAATCGGCAACGAAGTTGAGAACGAGATTATGGAATACGACCTCACAGACGAAGAATTACAGCTCGTAGAAACAGCGATCGTGAGTATGAAACAAAGAGTATTCGAGAAACTTAAAAACAAGGTTTAGAAGATAGTTGGTGCTGGCTAATGGTGCGAGCCAGTCAAACGGAAGGCAAGTCGAGGCCAACTAATCTTCATTCAGGGGTTTCATTCTCCAAATTGCGAAACCCCCTCCAAATTTACTAGATTGCCGGCAGGCGAAAGCCGAAACAAACTGCGTAGGCTGGCAATCCTAGCGAGTAGTCGAGGGCGATCATAAGACTCCCCACTTGATAGCCATCTCTGTAGGTTTCGACTACTCACTAGGTGGCTGAATGCAATAACCCCATTCAACCACTATCCACACTCTACGGTGACTCTGGTGCGTTTGCTATTCACCAGAGCCAGACGAGCGGAGATTAAGAAACAGCCCACCCTTCTCAAATCTCCGTTCATCTGGGCGCTCGAAGGTATGTTGAGAGGCCTTCGAGAGTTCATAAAAGGAGGTAAAACGGTATGAATAAAAAAACTAAACAACTCAAACCATTCGAGTACGAGGAAGACGACTTTACGCCGGGCTTCGTATTCGCGGTGGCCTTAACCATAGCGGGAATGATCGCGGTGGCTATATTATTCGCAATGGTCGTAGCGAGCGGAATTGTATTCGTAGGTAGCCAAATAAATTAACGACTAAGACTTATAGGAGGTGCAATATGAAGATTAACACTAGGCAACTAAGAACACGAATCTTAAATATGTATAAGTTCGACAAGCGAGTTGCAGAAGATGATAAATACCTTATCTCGAAGATATGGGAAGAAGACGGCTGGACTCCAACCAAAGGGGTATATGCGAATCTTATTAACGTCACAAGCCCAGAATCTATCCGACGTACGAGAGCAAAACTTGTACAAGAAGGTCTTATGGAAGTATCAGCCAAAACCACAGAGGCTAGATACCAAGATTACAAACAAGTTATGTGGAACTTATAAGGAGAAAAGGAATGAGGACAACGAATAGATGGTGGAGCAGATACGGCGACCGTTTCATCTCGCTACCATCAACCATTGAACAATTAGGTTTAGATTACGAATTAACGGAGGTAAAGTAATGGCTGGAACAAAAGCAGGCGGCCTCAAGGCTGCTGCAACTAACAAAGCAAAACACGGAGCAGATTTCTACAAAAGAATCGGAGCAGAAGGTGGCAAGAACGGACACACAGGCGGTTTCGCTGCAAACCCAACTCTCGCAGCTTTAGCAGGGGCTAAGGGTGGACGCAAGAGTAAAAGAGGCCCATCGACTAAACCATACAAGAAGCGTACGCCAAAGAAAAAGGTAGAAGAAAAAACCGGCTTCACGGGCTTTATTAAGAAGATGTTAAGAGGATAATATGTTTAGAAAAAAACACCAATACGTTGATCCAGTTGAGCAAACATTCAACATTATGATTAAGCTCATCAAGGACTTACCGAGAGCAGACTATAACCGCTTGAAGAAGGCTATGGACTTAGGCTGGCAAAGTTATCAGACAGTCCGCAACGTGAAGACAGATGACGAGCGAGAGAACTCTGACATAGACGACTCAGACAGGATATTAACAAAGGAGAGTGAAAAATGATGAAAATGTTTATTGGTTTCGCAGTAATTCTAATCTTGATGATTTGGGTATGCTGCAGGGTAGGAAAGGACAAAGAATGAAATATAGAATAGGACAAAGAATAAGATTACTTTACCAACCTGGTTCAGAATTCGGCGACGAAGGCGAAATAGTTTGCTTCGGCATTTTTGACGACGGTTCTTGGAAATATGGGTTTCAAGAAGATATGGCTGAATACGGCAACCAGATTGACTTTTATACCGAAGAAGAAATGAAAGATAGGGTTGTTGAATTGGAGGACGGAAAATGAAAGCAGACATACTTATCGGGAAAAAGTGGTCTATCGACACTAGCAAAGACTACAAGAAATGGCCGTGGAGCTTCATCAAAAAAAGAAGAATGAAGTATCTCACGAAGAAACTACCAAAGATAACCAAGAAACAAATGGCTATGGAGCGAGAGCTTGCTGATTGGTTTCAGATTGAGAATTACGAGGAGCGCCATAGATGACAATTAAAATCTCAGGCGGCGGTCTTATCACAATTCAGATCGTGCTAATTATCTTAAAACTTACTAACGTTATCGACTGGAGCTGGTGGTTGGTGCTATTACCGGTATTGATACCAGTTGGCATAGTTGTATTGGTATGTTTGACAGTTATGGTAGCTTTAATTTTTGGAGAAAAAGAATGAGAAAAACTATTATAACTATTATCTTCGCAGTATGGCAGTTATTTTTAGCGGTTAGTTCGTTTATTATAACGCAGTCTGTATGGTGGTTTTGGTGTGCTATCTGCTTCGTTATAACGGTTGCTATCGCTGGTATATGGGAGATAAGACGAGCTGAAAAAGACGAGGCTGAAAAGTACCGTAAAGAGCAGATAAAAAAACTGCAGGAAGCGTTTGTGCGAGATATAGAAAATAAAGCATTTAGTGACAAGAAAGGGCATAAATGAAACTACGAAATAAGAAAACTGGGGAGATAGCAGAAGTTAAAGCTGTTAAATTCTATTGCAATGGTGAAAGTGGACAAAGATACGAATGGAGCCAACGAAAATATAGTGGTGGAATTACACTCGCCGAACTCAACGAAGAATGGGAAGATTACAAAGAACCAAAAGGGTTTTGGTATATAGATTACAACGGGACTATCTGTGATGTAAATGAAGATCCCGTTTCTCCGATATTTATGTTGAAAGAAATTGGCAACTACTTTGAAAGTGAAATGGAAGCCGAGAAAGCAGTAGAAAAACTCAAGGCTTGGAAAAGGCTGAAAGATAATGGGTTTGAGTTTGAAAGTTGGTTTGGGGGGTCTAAAGATATATCGTTCTGGCTTGATACAGAGATAGATGAAGATATCGCAAAAGACCTAGACCTTTTGTTTGGAGGTGAAGAATGAGCTATCGAATCGAACAAGAAGAAACACTTGAAGACCTTGAGGCGAATGTGAACAGCTTAGTCACGAATCACGGTTTTAAGTGTCGTGGTGGCGTATTTTACGATAATAAAACTAATATGTATTGTCAAGCATTAGAAGATTAGGAGGTGAAGAATAATGGACGAAGCAGACGAAATTAAATTACAAAATATAGAACTAGAGAATATGAAACTTCAGTCTGAAAACGCTTTTTTGCTAGGTAAAATCGAGGTATATGAAAATTTTTTAGCGAGAAAAGGTCTTCTAAATGATACAGATAAGACTCGAATAAATATTCTTGGAGGCGAACTATGACAGAATCAGAACTCCAGACAATGGTAGCCGACTATCTCGTTCTAAACTACCCAGACGTTCAGTTTCACTCGGACTTCGGTAGTGGTTGCAAGCTCACAAAAGGTCAAGCGATCAAGCAGATGAGGCAAAATGGTGGCCGTAAGGGTTGGCCTGATATGTTTATCGCAGAACCGAAATGGGATATGCGATATGTCAGAACATTCTCTGGTCTGTTTCTAGAGCTTAAGAAGGAAGGCGAGAAACTACTTGCAGGCCCAAGAGCAAAAAATAGGTTCTTATCTATCGACGGCAAAGAGTATAAGACCGAACACCTCAAAGAGCAGGCTGACGTGATTTATAAACTCAACGAAAAATGGTATAAAGCGTATTTCGCCATAGGCTTCGAGCAAGCAAAACAGATTATAGACGATTATTTAGGAGGAAAATAAATGATTAAGGTGTTGGAATTATTTGGAGGCCTCAAAATAAAAGTATCTGATAGTGGTAGTATCCATACACTAGACCATAACTATACTAGAAAAAATGGTAGAGCAGATAATAGAAAAGGCAAAAAACTTAGGCCTTCTATGGATAAGTATGGGTACTATAGAGTTGTGTTATCGCACGAAGGTATTCGCAAAACATACCAAGTACATAGGTTGGTTGCGATGGCATTTATACCGAACCCTTATGATAAAGAAACTGTGAACCATATAGATGGCGATAAAACAAACAATAATGTATCAAATCTTGAGTGGGCAAGCCAAAAAGAAAACCAATCGCACAAGTGGAACACAGGCTTAGCGAATTATAAAAGAGATAGTTTAGGGAGGTTTATCTAATGGAAAAATTAAAGGTATTGGAGCTTTTTTCTGGCATTGGTGCTTGCTCTAAAGCCTTAGAGCGACTCGGAATCGAACACGAGATTGTAGATAGTGTTGAAATCGACAAGTATGCAGTCAAAAGCTTCAATGCTATTCACGGAACGAACTTCGAGCCACAAGACATCAAAGAATGGGATAAGGATATAGAAGTCGACCTTATTATGCACGGCTCGCCTTGTCAGGACTTCTCTGTCGCTGGCAAAGGTGCTGGTGGAGATAAAGATTCAGGTACTCGCTCTAGCCTTATGTATGAAACGCTCCGAATCGTAGAGAAATTGAAGCCAAAGTATGTGATATGGGAAAATGTCAAAAACCTACTGTCGAAGAAGCATATTCACAACTTCGAGGCATACCAAGAGGCTATGAGAAATCTAGGCTATGTCAACTACTATCAAGTTCTGAACGCAAAAGACTACGGTGTACCACAGAACAGAGAGAGAGTCTTTACTGTGAGTATAAGAAACGATATATGGGATAAAACATACAATAGTTTCGGCGACCTATTCGAGTTCCCAGAGCCATTCCCTCTAGAAAAGAAACTCAAGGATATTCTAGATACTGATGTTGACGAGAAATACTACTTATCCGAAGAACAGACAGATAGATTAAGGCATAGTTCGTTCAACTCGCAAAGAGCGAGAGAAAATGCACTCGATTCTGTTGCTCCAACTTTATGTGCTAGAGATTACAAAGATCCACAATGTGTGAGGTTGGGCGGACTCTATGACAAGGACGGCAAGACACATCAAGCTGGCTCGATCTACGAAGTGGGGGGGGTAGCTCCGACATTAAGCACAATGCAAGGTGGCAATCTCGAACCTATGATTGTGGCTTCAAGAGGGAGAAATGTTATGGGAACAGATAAAACCGAGCAACATTTAGAGCCGAATACGAGCGGCACAACAAACACTACCACAAGTGTAGCAAAAGATAATTATGTCGCGGAACCAG